GGATATTGTAGCGGCCCGGTTTGGGGAGAATTTCAAGGCCGCGGCGCTGGAAACCATCGGTAATGATCTATTGCGTGGCAGCGGTTTGCGTGTTAAGCTATAAGGCACTTCACTTGAGGTGTACGGCAATGGAAGATGGCAACGGTGTTTTCCTGGGAATCGTCGCAATCATCGGCATCATTGTTTATGTGTTTCCACTGGCGCTGGCGCAACACCGGCGCTGCACCGCCTTTGCCGGAATCGCCGTGGTGAACCTTTTCCTGGGTTGGACGTTGATTGGCTGGGTTGTGGCGCTGGCATGGGCGGCAACGGGCCGGGTGCAAGGCTCTGCGCGGCATTTCACCGATGAGGAAATGCAACTTGCCCTCAAGTTGCTCGCCAGTGCCCAATGTGACAATCAAAGCAACCCTCAAGCGTGATTACCCACGCGAAAACCCTGAGAGCATCCCGGCCACCGGGCCACCGCTGGCCGCATCCTCAAGCACGGTGTGGATGATGAATTGCCTGGCCTGTGCATCGTAACTCACGCCGCCCTGTTTCATATCCACGGCCTGGCTTGAGTTGTTTACGTTATGAATGGTCACGCTGGGCGCTCCACCGCCACCGCCGCCGCCCTTGGCAATCCCCTCCAGCACATCGTGCGGCAACACCGTGCCCGGCCCTTTAGGTGCGAACAACTCCGCGCCAGAGCCATTGCCGCCATCGCCCACCACCGCCATATCGCCCGCGCCAAGGTCACCACCGCCCGCCAGGAAAGGCAATTGCATAGATTCAAGCCCGATCCCGGCGCTGCCCGCGGTAACGCTCTGCGCCGCGGAGAGCACCGCCGCTCCGTTACCGCCACCCAAGCCAAAGAGTGAGTTGAGGATCGGCATAAGCATACGCTGCTCCATTACCTTCATGGCGAAGCGCTCAAGGTCCATCACGGCAGAGTCGATGAGGCTTTTGAAGCTGATCTTGCCCTGTATAGCCTGGCTTGCGAATTGATCCATAAAAGTTCCGATGGTCTGCGCAGCCTGGCGGCTCATCTCAACGTCAAGGTTGCTGTCGTGGCGCTCCCCCTGGCGCGAGGTGCGATCAAGCGCGCGTTGCTGCTCTTCTTCCCTGTGGCGCTTTTCAATGGCAAGCTGGGCCGCCTGCACCTGGCTTTGCCAGGTTTGCTGTGCCATCTCCGCGGTGATCTGCGCCTCTGTCCCTTTGCGATCATTGACCAGTGCCGCGATCTTTGCCTCAACCTCTGCGAGTTGCGTTTCAAGCTCTATCTTGCGCACAGTTTCGCTGGTTCCCTCGCGCGTAATGGCCGCCTGCAGCGTGCCCTGTTTCGCGGTGAGCGCGGCGGCCTCTTCATCGTTGGCACGCCGGTCCAGTGCCAACTTTTCGCGCAGGTAATTGGCCTCTGTCACCAACCCAGCGCGGTGCTCTGCGTCAAGTTCTGCCAGGCGGAGCTTGCCGCCTGATTTCACAACCTCAAGCTGGGCGCTTTCCCTTGCCTCAGCAAGCCTCAGCCCGGCGGCCACTAGACGGTTGGCCTCTGCCTCATCCTTTTGGGCCATCTGCTCAAAATGGCGCTCAATCTCTGCATCTGCGATGGCTTGCTTGTTGGCAGCCTCGATGGCCGCGGCATCGTCGCCCGGAATCTTTCCGCCGGGCGCATAGTTGGCACCGCCGGGCCTTATTGATCACATCAGCCGGTCAACGGCGGAGCCGCGGCCGGTCTGGCCCTCTGCGATGTTCTGAGCCGCCCATTGCGCCTCAAGTTTCCTGGCTCCCTCAAAATCGCCCTCTTGCAGCAACCCTACCTCTGCCAGATCGCGCACCAGGCCGCGCAGGCCGCGGGCCATGGCATCAATCCCGGCGGAGAAATCATTTCCATGCGCGCCCTGGCCACCCACTCCAAACACTTGGGGAATCAGTTTTGCTATGGTTTCGAGAGCCGGGGCGAGCGCGGAGGTTAACTCCAAGCCCAGGCCCTTATAGGCGCTCTGGAGTTTATCCACCTCGCGGTGCAATTCCTCCATTTTCTGGATGCCTTTATCATCGAGCACGAGGCCAAGTTGCTCCGCCTCCGCGCGGAATCGCTCCACGCCCGCTGCGCCCTGATCTAAAACCGGGATGAGTTGCTGCCCGGCGCGGCCAAACAGTTGCGAGGCTAGCGCGTTTTTCTCGATCCCATCGGGCATCTCTTTGAATTTATCGGCAACCATCGAAAGCACGGCATACATATCATTTCCCTTGGCCGTAAGATCAGCCTGGGAAACGCCCAGCGCGCGGAATGTTTTCTCTGCTTTCTTTGATCCGGTATCTGCGTTGTAAACCTCAGTGGAGAGTTTCTTGAATCCCTTGGTAAAGGTTTCAAACTCCACGCCGGTTTGCGAGGCCGCATACTTGAGCACGGAGAGGTTTTCCGCGCTGATGCCGGTTTGCTGGCTCAGGTGCCCAATCTGCACCGCGGCCTCAATTGAGTTGGAAACCAAATCTTTCAGGCCGGAAATTACGCGCTCAATACCAAAGCCAATACCGATGGCTCCAAACACCTCTTGGATGCGGCGGCCCGCCATCGCCAACTGATCGCTCATCTCATTGCCACGGCGGGCGGTCTGTTGCATCCGCTCTTCAATCACGCGCAAAGCCTCTGCGGCCCCTGCGCCCTCGCCGGTAATCTGGATGGTAATGCCGGGCATCAATTCCCTTTCTTTTGCCGCCTGGCAATCGTGCGCATCAAGGCTTTGTGCTTGCGTGTGGCGGCGCGCTGCTCTGCAGCGGTGCTGCTTTCAGTATGTGCCTCATTATCCTCGCCCAGCAATTGCGCGGGTTGCATCACTTTGCCCGTGGTTGCGGTGATATGCCATGCCATCCAATACGCCCGGCGGCGCTCTTCCTGCTCGATATGATCAGCCGCGCCATCTTCCAAAAGGCACCACTCGCGCGGAGTCATACTCCAGAAAGCCTCAGGAGATAGGCGGTGCTGGCCATAGGCGCGGCGCTGTGCCGCTTCCCAGTCCCAGGTGGACGTATGAGCCGGGCCGGAGGCTTTGCGCGCCTGGCGGCCCTTTAGACGTTTTTTAGTGGGGCCTTTACGGGGCGGCGCGTTGCGGCCAGCGCCACAAGTAGCGCGGAAAACAGATCGTTGATCGTGGTGGGCACAATCTGATCCGCCACAGCCTCAAGCGTGAGCGTTTCACCGGCGGACCTAGCATCGCGCTGCAGCCCGGCCCACAGGAAAAACACAAACGCATCGTGCGAGCGGAGCCGCAACCGTTGCGGCTGGCCCTTGGCTGGCGCGGGCGCGTTTGGATCGGCCTCATAAAGCTCATGGATGAAATTCTCGCCAAAGCGCTGAAACGTAAGAAATGTGGCGGCGCTATCAAACGCCAGCACGCGCGGGCGGTCCAACTCGACGGGGATAAAAAAACGTGCAGCATCCGGGTGGATGCCAGTGCGTTGCATCTCTGTGCTTTCCATTTTGATCCTCTGAAAAAGTGGGGCGGCCAGGTCAAGCGCCGCCCCTTCCCCTCGCAAAACTTAGCTCTCTGCAACCCCGGAGGTTGGGGCAAGCTGCGCGCCAAAGGTCAACGCGCCCGCGCCCTTGAGCGTTACATCAATCGCAAAAGGCTTGCCCACGCCGCCCGCGATCTTATAGCTCTCCACCCACGCCTTGCCGTACCACGCACCACGGCCCAGCACCGCATCAGGGAAGAAATTCCACTGCACGGGCTGTTGGCCAACGGAAATGGCATCGAGAATGTTGGTTACCTGGCTGGTGTCGCCGTCAATGTACAGATACTTGGCGCTGGCGCTCCAGCTACGAGTTGAGGTGAGGTTGTACTCATCCCCACCATCATCGGTGGTGGTGGCATCAACGGTTTTGAATTTGCGGTCAATCGTCCACTCTTGCAGGCCGATAACCTGGGTCTGCGATCCCGTCAAGCCTACAGAGGTTTGCGCAAGATCGCCAGTGAGGCGTGTGGGTGCGGGTGCAGTCATACTTGGCCACCTCCTATGGGGCCAGTGTTACGGCATTGCCACAGTGGGATCAATGCGCGATGTTGCAAACTCTGTCTCAAACGTCACCACGAGGGCCATGTAATCATTGGCAGCCGATCCATCCCGCTCCCATTTCTGCACGCCCTCGCGCGTAAAATTCACTAAGCCGCCCAGGGTTGGATCACTCAAAAGCGCGGCAACCGCGGTGCAATAGAGCGGATCGGCGGCCCTGTCTGCTTGATTATTAGCCGATACCGTGCAACGCACGCAAAAACGGAAGATGTGCGCGGTTACATTGCTATAACACTTACCCAGATCGGGCTCTCCCTCTTCCGGCACCACGTTCCACGCCCGCGATTCTTTCGCCTCAAACGCCTCAAGCCTCGTGCGGTATGCGTTGACTTGTGGTGCCATCGCGGCACCGGCGGTGTTGAGCAGAGCCACGGCCTTATCGAGCACGCGTGATTGAATGGAATCGCTCAAGAGATTGGGCCTTTCAGCGCATAGGTAATGATAGCGGCATCCCCATCTGTGGTGTGATCAATTACGGAATAGGTGCGCCCATCCACAATCAACGTGTCAAGGTTCGATGGCATCGGATCAAAAGCATTGAACGGCAATTTCACCGTGGGATTATCAGCCTCGACGCCGCCAAACCCGTGATCGGCCAGGCGGATCACTTGCGGCTGATCAAAGAGGCCCTGGGCCGCTCCGGTGCCATACTCCACCGTTACGCCAAAGGCCGAAAACAGAAACGCCAGATCGTTAGAACGGAAGGTCATTTTCGTCAATCTCTGCGGGCTGGCTTGCGGGTTGGGCCGCGGGCTGCGCATCGCCGGGCTGTTTGGTTCCAGAAATCAGGTTCAGATCGTCAACCACCACATCCACGCGGTAATGCTTGGTTTGCTGCGCATCGTCGTAACTGTATGGGTTGAGCTTTCCCTCAATGAAAATCTTTGAGCCTTTGGTGAGGTAATCGCGCGCAATCTCCGCCAGGCGGCCATAGAAAACCAGCGAGTGCCAGGCGGTGTGATCCTGCCACTCACCGTTGACCTTGCGCCGCTCTGAGGTAGCCAGGGAGGCC